CCAATTACTTTGTTCGGATCGTGGTTGAAGAGAAGCGGTGCGGAGTCGTTCAACCGAGCAAGGTTGACTGCGCCAGGCTCGTGGCTTAGCACCTCATCACCGTAGGCGCGCTGAACAGGAGCCTCGCTGGAAAACGGAAAGGTGAAGACACGATCGCTGTTTGCTGAGCCCTCTGCCCTGGTAAACCGCACCACCTCCGTGCGCTGCAGCTGCTGCGGAATGTCGCGGGTTTCTTGCTCCGGCTGTTCACTCACAGTCGGAGCTTCCTGCTCAAGTGTTTCGCTCATGTCGTTAGGAGGGCCGGCCTAGCTGTCAGTCTGCGCAGTCGGATTTGTTGGATCTGGTTCTGGTGGTGTAGCACCAGGCGTATCCGTTGATGGCTTGCCAGTTGCCAACGATGCCGACGGGTTGCTGGTGTCAAAGGTAAGGTCGAGATCGGCGGCCATGTCCAGCTCCCGGCGGCGCTGGTTAAACACCTCCTCGATGTCTCCGCCGGACTCGGCAATGATTTGGGCCTTCGTGATGTAGCCGGCCATCTCGGCCTCGCGCAGAGCCGTGATCTCCTTCTGCGGATCCACCCAGCTCCAGCCGCGCGGCATCCAGCGCACCTGCCGGTAACGCTCAGGATCCGACTCATAGAGCGGCAGCTGGAGCTGGCCGCTCAGCACTGCCAGATCGAGCCACGCCTCGTACACCCGCTGATGGAACGAGTCGATCAGCCAGTTCTGCAGCACGCGCCAGTGGTCGCGCTCGTCCAGCAGGCTGAGGCGGCTGCTGCTGTAGTTGCTCTGGCTGTAGTCCTGGCTGACCGTGGCATAGCTGATGCCCAGGCCTGCGCTCATCCCGCGAAGCATGGCGCGCAGGAACGGCTCGAACTGACCATCAGGCGCGTGCAGGTCTGGCACCGTCACCGATTCGCCCGGCGCCAGGTAAGAAAACTTCCCAGGAGTGAACGACTCCACCCGCTCGCCGTCCATCACGTCGTCACCGACCAGCTCACCCTCAGGCGAGGTGATGAAGCCCATCAGCGCAGAGCTAGCCCTGGCGCGCACCACCTCGGCCTGCTCGTAGCCAGCCAGCTGATGCATCCGCTGCAGACAGCTCGCCATCATTGGGACGCCTCGCGTCTGGCCAGGGCGTTGGGTGATGAAGAGGTGAACAACCTCCTCTGCCGGCACCCGAACCGGGTTGCCGAACTCTGCCTGCTGCGTGCCGTTGATCAGGTAGTCGCCGGGGTGCTTGGGCAGGAACCAGTAGGCAACCGGTCGGCTCCAGCGATCCACCTCCACGCCCATGCGGATCTCGTTGCCGTTCTCCGCTGTGCGGCCGCTCATGCGGTCGTCCAGCCAGTCGGCCTCCAACACCTCGAGGCCCAGGGGGATCTTGTTGTTGCGGCCGAACGGTTGCTTGACCAGCCGCACCAACACCTCGCCGCTCTCGGCAACGGAGCGGATCAGCAGGCGCTCGATGTCGTTGAAGTTGAGCTTGCCGGCGACATGGCAGCTGTCAGCACGGCACCACGCTTTCCACGCCTTCTCGATCCTGTCGTTGGTGGCCTTGTCCAGGCGGTTGCCGCGTTGCATCGCCACCTGCGCCTGAAACGGGATGCCCTGTCCCACGACGTTGCCGCTAATCGTTCGCAGCGCCTGGGCGGCATAGTCGTTGTCCCGCGCCAGCTGCCGCGTGCGGTTTCGCAGCGTGCGCAGGCTGCCCCAGATCTCGGCATCAACCGAGCTGCCGCTCGTCACCCAGTCGCTGGTAAGGCGGCTGATCATTGCGCCTTCGTACATCCGCCGGCCGCGACGACGTGGTGCCGGTTGATCGGCAGGGACGGGCACCGCCTCCACAGCAGCGGCCTGCTTACGACGCTTGCCCATCAGAACCTCACGAACAGCTTGCGGGGATTACCCAGGCCCTGGGCCACCAGGCTTGCGGCCTGCTCACGCTTCACCTCAGCCAGCAGCCGGCTCCGCAGCACCTGCAGATCAGACAGCGAGTAACGGCTCAGGCTCCGGTTGCCAATGGTGTATTGGCTGACAGCACCACCCGAGACAATGGCTCGAATCGCAGCGTCAACCGCATCGAGATCCTTCTGCGTCTGCGTGCGGTTGTCCAGCGCCTGGGGGCTGCCGGCATAGGCCAGGCTCGCCTTCACCGTCAGCTGGCCAGAGCCGAGCGTGATCGATTGGCTGCCAGCCGTTGCCGTCGCCTGCCAGAACCACTGCCCCGCCGTAAACGCTCCGGTGATGCCGCCGGTCAGCGTTGACTCCCACCCAGGGCCATAGGCGACGGCGCTCACCGTGGCGCCGACCCCTGCATTGGTGCGCAGGTAGTACACCAGCGTGTGGGTGCCACTGGTGATGGCGTTGCCCAACACATCCCGCGTGGCGTCATCACGCCACGTCACCGAATCGCCCGCTGTAATGACCGCTGGGATGTTCATAGCCACAGGCTATGAATCACCAGCTATCAACAAAGCTGCGCTGCGGCGCTGCTATTCGCCGCTGTTGCGGCTTGGCCGGTGCTTGTTTCGCGCTGCCCTGGCGCTGCCGTTCCATCTGTTCCCACGCTGTTCGCCGGTCGTATCGCCTCAGCAGCAGCTGCAGCGCCGCATAGGCATAGACGAAACAGTCCAGCGCCTCGTTGCGCTGCCCAGAGGTCTTCACCCACTCCTTCACCTGGAAACCCTTGACCGTCTTCACGGACTGCTTCTCAGCTGTCAACTGCGCAAAGTAGTCCTCATCGGCGCCATCACTGAAGTGGATGTACCCAGCGCCTCGATCGTTGTGACGCAGGCGCCCGTACAGCGTCGTCTTGGCCGTGTCGGTGCCAACGCTGAACACCTTCCCACCACGCTTGTGCAGCCTGCCTCGCCAGTTGATGTCGACCGGTGAGCCCTTGTTGATGATCGGCTGATCGCGGCGGCTGCTGCCCTTCGTCGCCACCACACCCTGCGCCACACGCTCGCGCGCGTACAGGTACACGCTGTGGCTGTGGTGGCCGCCAGAGTCGACTGCCATCTGCCGGATCTTCAGCGGCGGCCCTTCCTCAGCGTCCCACTCAGTGGCCAGCACGTGATCCAGCTGCGCCCACACCTCCGGCAACGCTGGATCGCCGAAGAGCACCTGATGCCAGATCAGCCACGCCTCCTCCCCAGCACCCCAACCCCAAACGCTCACCTCGAGGCGGTCATCCTGTGTGTCAACACCAGCTGTCAGGGTGAGCACGCCGCTCGGGCAGAACCCTGGCGCATACGACTCACGACGTGCCATCAGCCCATCGGCGCTCAGCTTGTTGCTGTAGTCCAGCTCGAACGGCTCACCCAGCGTCGTGTTGATGAAGGTGCGCAGCTGGTCAGGATCAGCTTTCACCTCCAAGAACTCGCGCACCAGCTGCTCCCACGTGGCATTCGGCGAATAGCTATAGCCGGCCCAGAGGTGGAACCCCACCAACCCTGGCTGTGATGACGGTGCCGTTGCCCGCCACTCGCCGCGATCCACCATCCACCGCTTCATCCGATGAGGGATCAACGCCTGGCAGTTCTCGCACTCATACGCCGCTGTCTCCGGCCGTCCCTTCTCCCACTTCATCTGCTGCCACCGCAGATACTGCATGTGGCTGCACTCAGGGCACGGCACGTAGTAGCGCCGCTGATCGCTCTGCTGGAACCACCGCTCAACCCGGCTGAACTCCTTCGTGGTTGGCGTCGACGCAATCCCGATCTTCCGATTCCAGTAATACTCCGATCGCTTGATGCCCAGCTTGATCTGATCGCCCTCGGGCGTGCTGGCTGGGTAGCCGTCCACCTCATCGAACAGCACCACCCGCCGACTGACACGCCGGAAACCGCGCGCTGAGTTCGCGCCAACCATCTGAAGCGCCCCGCCCCTGAACTGCTTCAGCAGGATCGTGTTGCTGCCGTCCTTCGCCTTCGGCTCACTGATCAGTTCGCGCAGCACCGGCGTGTCGCGCAGCATCGGCGCAATCTCGTCCTTGCTATACCCCTCGGCGTCCTCCACCGTGGGCTGCACAACCATCATCGGGCACGGGTCCTGATGGACGTGGTAGCCCACCAGGTGGTTGAAGATCTTGGTGGCCCCAACCCTGGCGGACTTCATCCACACCACCATCTCGATGGCGGGGTCGGTGAAGGCGTCCATGATCCCCTTCTGGTACGCCAGCGTTTTCCACTTGCCCGCCTCAGCAGCACTCTCAGCTGACAGCACCGCATACTGATCCGCCCACTCGCTCAGCGTCAGCTTCGCCGGTGGCCGCCACAGCTCCAGCGCCTGGTGCTGTAGCACCGCATCACTGACCATCGCTCAGCTCCTGCAAACTCTCGCGAATCAGCTCCTCAGCGATATTGATCTCCTCCAACGTCAGATGCGGGATGCGCTGCCGCAGCCGCGTCGGCACCGCCAGAAGCTTCGTCCGCGCGATCGTCACGCTGTTGTCCCACACCTTCTTCACCTGCTCCGCAGGCAGCAGCAGCCCTTCCTTCTGGCGACGCTCCAGCTCCAGCAGGTTTGCGCGCTCAAACTCCGATCGCGCGCGACTCTCGTTGTAGTCCGGCAGGTCACCATCCCGCGTCATCCGCTTCGGCACGCTGCGCGGCGCTTGATCCACCACCGAAGCAGCGACAGACGCTGAGGCTTCCTTGGCCGAAGGCGGCCTCACATGAACACTTGCCTCGTATTCAGCGAGCAGCATCACTGGATCCAATCGGATCGGCTTCACGCTTACACAGCTGCGAGGTAGCCGGCCTTTTTTGCACAGCTGTTCGAGGCATTGCCGTGTGCAGCTGCGTCCAGTTCGTTCTCTGATCAGCTCCGCAGCTTTCGTGCTGTTGAGCAGCTCGGTCGTTACTGCCATGCAATCAAGTTATACAC